AGCTCATACCCCAGGCGGAAATTGCCCAGCCGTGCCTTCCCGACAATCGCGGGGACCGTGGCCATCAGCCGACCTTCCCGCTCGCCATGATGGTCCGCATGATTTCCGCCGAGACTTTCCGTGCGACATCTTCCGCGGTGCCGTTGACTTGAAAGTTGTTGACGATGCTCGAGCTATTTGAGAGCGGGTGGAGGCCCGTCAAGGGATGGAGGCCACCGCTGCCGAAGCCAGGACTGGCAAAGCCGGGATCTTCCAGAGACGGTGCCCGATGGCCAATCGACGGAATCCCCGACAACGCCGCCGCCGCATCGACGGCGGCCCAGTAGGATCCGGTCAGGGCATTGATGGATCCGGCCGTCGCGCCCGCCGCCTGCGCCGCGCGTCCGAGCGACAGGTTCACGGCGTCCTGGGCTTGCGCGTCCGCGAGCGCCCCTGCGAGAAACGCCGCATCGCTCGCTTTCTTTTGCTGTTGCAGATTGAAGTCGGCCACCACCTGATCGTTGGTGGCCTTCAGGATGGCGGTTTGGATTTCCTTCTGACGTTCACTGGCGACTTTATGGAAGTCATCGAGAATCTTTTCCGCGGCGAGTTGATCCGCGAGGGCGCTGGAAATGGCTTTGACCTGCACAGCCGTCAAGCCGTACGCCGTGGCCAGTGTCCCTTGGGCCACACCGGCCTCGAGGTAGAACTTCACCGCCTCGACCACCTCACCGTTGATTTGCTCCAAGGTCTCTGACCAATGGCCGCCCGCGGAGTTCAGCTCCGCCATGATGAGCGCCCAGCGTGCCTGTTCGTCCGCGATCTTCTTCATCTCCGACGCGTGCTGGCGTTGCACTTCCCCCGCCTTGCTCATCGCGTCGGTCTGCTCTTTTTGCTTGCCGGTCAGGAAGATGACGGCATCGCTGTAGGAAATCGTGGCCGCGGCCCCCAGTTTGACCGCCCGCGTGATGGTGTCCCACTGGGCGCCCATGGTTTGTTCGGCCACATCCCCCCACCCCATCAGCGCCGCGGTGCCCCTGGCGATGCTCTCGGACAACCCAGTCCATTCATCGATCTGTTTGCCGATCTTCCACCCCGCAATGGCGGCGCCAGCGGCGAGGCCGAGCGTCGAAATCAACCCCAGTTCGGTCGCCGTCTGGCTGGCGGCAGTCCCGAGTTCGCCCAGGGCTCGGACTTCCGTCCCGATGTTCACGCCGAGCGAGGCCATCACGCCGTCGAAACTTTGTAGTGACGTGCGGAACCGATCCGAATTGGACTGTGTTGTCGTGAACGTCGTGCCGAGCTTGGCCCCCTGGCCTTCCAGCTTCACGAGCGCGACTTCGGCAGTCTTCGTGGACGCCACGAACTGATTGAAGTCCGCCGCGAATGTCGCAGTGATCGCCATCTAGCCGACGTCTTCCTGTGGGGCATTCATGGCGTCCACCAACACGTCATAGACATCTCGCGGGAGAGCCCGCACATCGTCATAGGTCCAGCCGGGCATGAATCGACACACCCTCAAGTCGAGGAGGACACGAGCGCGATGGCCGGCGCCTTTTTTTTTGCGCGGTCGGCCTCCACCGCTTGCTCGTGCTTGTCCAGCGCGGCCGTCAGTTCGCGCGCCGTGGCTTTGTCGAGCGCCCGCACGGTATCGCGCCGCACGGCGTCAGAGAGTTCCAGGCTGTAGGGAATGGGGGTGTTGTCTGCGCCGACCAGCGACCAGCTCACGACGTAGGCGAGGATCTTCGCATACGAGAGGCGGTCGACTTGCGCGACCATCAGATCGTAATACTCGCCCGCGGTGAGTTCCCGTTTGACGTCAACGAAATCGCCGTCCGACAACGGCAACCGCACGGTCTCCGGCTGCACGATCCGACACCGCCCCATGACTCACCTCCCCTAGCGCCCGATGATCATCTCCGGCAACTGCGGCCCTAACGTCGCCCGCAGTTCGCGCGGCCCCTGCCCCTCACTCAGATCCACCGTCGTCACCGGCCAGCGCCACTCCCCATGTTGGTGCGGCGCCACGAACGTCAACGGCTTCTGACGGATCTTGAACGCGTCAAAATTCACCAGCGTCCCACGCAGCGCCCATGTCCCATCCGCGCACGGCGTGACGCTGTAGCCGTTGACCGCCCCGGCCGAGAAATAGCCCCAGGTGATCTTGCCCACGACCCCGCGAATGGGCCGCGGCCCCACCGCGATCACGGCGCAATGGTCCAGTTATTCGCCGCGTCCCATTTGCCGGAGCTCGAGATCGCGCCGGTCGCGCTGACGTTGACGCTGCCGTCCACGTTGGCGAGCCCCTGGAAGTAGACCGTCGGATCCGCCGTGTTGGGCACCAGCCGCAACGTGACCGGAATGCCGGCCAGGACCGCAGCGAAGTAGCGGGGGCTGGACGTCGCCACCGCATTCCACCAGAGGCCGAGCGTCCCGCTGAAATCAGGGAGGCCCGACACCCGCCGTTTGTTCGTGTCGCCGAACGCCGTCACCTCGACGCGATCGGTGGCGAGGTCTAAGGTCCAGGCGTTGGTATCGCCGAGGGTGACCAGCGCCGCGCCGCCGGCGGGATCCATCTGCACCTGGCCGGTTTTGCCGTGGAGTCGTGAGTCAATAGGCATGTGTCGCTCCCGTCAATGGTCGTGTCCCCGATCGCCCGTGTTCATCAAACGGAGGTGCCGATGATGACGATGTCGTAATTGACGCTCGTGCCGGCGCCGCCATTCGTGATCGTGATCACATCCCCGGTGGCCGGCGTCACGGTGATCCCCGTGCCCGGCCCGAACCACGCGAAGGTGTAGCCCGGGGGAATCACGATCCCATCGCTCACCGCGAGAAACAACGGGACGCCAATCGCCCCGGCCGGCCGACTGAGCTGGACGTTGTTGGTATTCGCGGCGGCGGCTTTGATGATCAACGCCTTGAGTTTCACAAACACGGCCGCCACACCGAAGGCATCGAGGAGCGCCGACCCCGCGAGATCCAGATCCTCCGTCGCGCTGATGCCGAGCGTGCGGGTGTCCGTCCACACGCGATCGGCCTGGTTGGCCGCCGTCCCGCTGGCCATCGTGAAATTGCTCGTCAACGTGAACGGTAGCGCGGCCGTGCCGAGGTCGAGCGCGGTGGAATGGACCCCGCTGACACTGAAGTTGAACGTGGAGGTAAGGGGCATCAGTCTTGTCCTTTATGTGTTCACCGACATCACCACGCGGTAATTGCCACCGCGACGAAACCACCGCAGACTCGTGTCCACCGCATCGACTTCGGTCAGCCGGATCCGCGACTCGCGATAGATGGCCATCGGCGCATAGCCGGCGACGGTCAACGGTTGCCCCTCAAGTAAGACCTCGATCCGCGCCGCCGCCGCTTTGATGTTGGCGCCGGCGACCGTCGACAACATCCGCGCCTCGACTTGGTAGAGCGCATCTTCAAAGGACCGCGCCCCGAACTGTTGGACGTCCGCTTCCTCGACCAGCGAGACGATCACGAACTGTTTCGCCCCGCCCGGCGCTTCGTCCATGTACACCCCATTCGGCACTAAGGCGAGGAGCGTCACGTCCGCGCCGAGCTTGGCGACCAGGGCGTTGTCGATGTCCGAGCTATCCGCCATCGATCACCCTCGTCGCCCCGTGCCGCTTGACCATGTCGATCAGCAGCGTCCGGATCTTGCGCCGCGTAAACGCCACCGTCCGCCCGAACACATGGAACCCCGGCATCCGGCCGGTCAGATGCGTCTTCCCGTGGACGGTGATGTAGTGCCGCGCCTGCGTCCCGTTGTCGAACAACCACGCCAGCGGGGACCCGCTCTTGAGGACAAGCCCAGTGATCAACTGGCCGCTGCGCTTCAACGGCTGAATCGCGAGCTGTCGCGACAGATGGCCGGTGAACCGATGCGCTTCATACACGCGCTTGACGGTGACGTAGGCGGCATTGACTTCGCCCTCGACGACCTTGGCGGCCTGTCCGCGCAGTTCTTCGGGGAGCTGCCGCAGCTCCTCGCGAAATTCCTTCAAGCCGTCCCAGCGCATCGTGCTCGCCATCAGGACTCCACCGGTTTCTCGGCTTTGAGCCGGTCGAGTTCCGCCGACAGTTGCGCCACCTTGATCACCAGATCCCCGATGATGCGCGCGAGATGTTCTTCGACGGTCATGAGATGGCCGTCACGATCCCGCCCTTGATGGTGATGCTGGCGACGGCCGCGGGGCCGAACGTCGCCACCCCACTCACACCGGCTGTCTGATACAGCGCCGCATTGAACGTCCCGCCCGCGTTCCCCTGCGCGCCCGTGCCGAGCGCGACCACGCCAGGGGCCGTGCGTGACAACCCCGTATCGAGCGCCGCCACGGAGTTGCTCGCGGTCCAGCCAAACGGCAGCCCCGCCGCCATTTTGAATTTCGCGCCATCCGACGTGAAATAGTTGGCCCCGCCAGTCGCCAACGTGATGCCATTCGTTCCGCTGCGATACCAGCCCAGCCCCGTTTCACTTCCGAACGCCATCGACGGCGTCGCGACCAGCCCGTCGCCGACCTTTAAGGCCGCAATCGTGCCGAGACTCGTCAACGAGGACGCCAGCACATTCGCCGCGAGCGTCGCCCCGGTCAACGTCCCCGCCGCCGCGGCTACTGTGGCAGGGACTTCCCACGCCGCCCCGGTCGCACTCGCCGCCCGCCGCACGATGATCTCGCCCTCGTTCCCAGCCGAGAACAGCCGCGCCGCGTTGTAGGCCGTCGGGCCGAGCTTCGACGCATCCCCCGTGTCGGTGGCCCCGCTCTGAAACGCCGATTTGACGAGGACGTCGGCCATCTATTGCATCCACCCCGGCTGCGTCCAGGACGTATCCACCGCCACCGGCGCGTCGAGTAACTCCACCGCGGTGCAGATCGTTTCGATGTGGCGCTCTTCCGGATCTGCCACACCGACCACCGAAAACGCCCGCGTCCCGAACATCAGCCGCGTCGCCACGGTGATCTGC